ACATATATTAAATCTATGGTATACTCTAACCATGTTGGAAGATATTCGCAAGTCCTATGGACTTACCCGGCAGGAACTAGCAGACATGACCCACCGCTCAGTCAATTACATCCTCAAGGCTGAGCAGGCTACTTTCCCTTGCGCACCAATTGCACTTACAGACTTCTACGCCCAGCCCAATTATGACGGCGCGGTACCCCTACGCATCCCATGGGAACCAATGGATCGGGATGTAATGCAGGATGCCTATCGGGATTTCCAACGAAGACACCGAATTGCATGGCTACAGGACTGGGAACCGGATGATTACACAGCAGGGCTACCCTTCCGGCGCAAGTGGCTAAAGCGGTTACCTGAGTGGGAAGGTAATCTGGGCAGTGGAGCGGCTGCGCTGTCGGGTTCTTTCTCAAGTCGGGTCAAAGTATACCCAAGTCAGTACGCTATTTCGAGTGGACTTTGCTTGCCTGCGGCAGTAATCTACCGCAATGAGAAAGACCTAACACATGCAGGCAGCATTGTTACTTGCATGGAAGACTTAGTAGAGTACGTGTTGAGCGGCCAGTACCGCGCTGAGTACTTAAGTTTTGAAGGGCAAATGGCACTTGAAGCGGCAATCCTCCGAATTGCGAAGGAGGAAGGGGTGAAGACAAATGACGGAAGTACCTTCGGGACAGCGGCTTAGTAAGGAGCAGTATGGATTACTCCTGTACGTGGAACAACACTACTGGCGAACCAGTTCAATTCCCGTCTTCAATGAAGCAGTTTGCCCCAAGCAACTCTGGGACGACAGTTTTAGTGATGGGAGGTTCTTGGACGCGCTGGCTGCTAGAGGATTACCTGAGCACTTACTCCGACCTGATACTGGTGTCGGGTTTCAAGTCCTAACTGAGCAGCAGATGGCGGTGGCAAATGTACTACTGGACGTACTGGATAGCCGGTCCAGAATTAAGAAACTCACAGAAATGGGTATTAGCACACAGCAATATAACCTTTGGCTACGTGATCCGGTATACCGCCAATACTGCCTAGACCGCGCTGAGAGCCTACTGATTGAGAACCAGCCAGTAGCACATATGTCGTTGATTAACCGCGTCAGCCAAGGTGACCTAGGCGCGGTTAAGTACTTCAATGCAATGACTGGGCGTTACCGCGAGCGCGAGAAGGCAGCAGTCGAGATTAACACTACGAACGTATTCGGCAGCACGCAACTCATTCAGATCGTGGAGATAATTCAGCGGCACGTTAAGGACCCCGCGTTGTTAGAACTGATCGGAGCCGACATACTTGCACTCAGTGCAGGTAACGACGGGGCGCGGGTGTCGGGGCCTTTGACTTATCAGGACGAGATATACTCAAACGTGGAGCGGGAGGCAATAAATGCCAGGCCCATTTGAGACAAAGGACAGGATTACGCATGAAGCGCGTGATACTGACCTGAGTTGGAGTACGCCGCACCACACAATTGGTAAGGGGCCAACGCAAGCCGCGCCGGGTAACCACGTCCATAGCATTGATGAGATTGAAGGCTACACGCCGGGCGCTAATAACCCAGCAGTAGACTTAAGCCTTATGGCGTGGACGTATGACATTAGTACGGTCATGGCAGACCCTGGTAGTGGTAAGGTCCGAGCAGATACGCCTCAGTGGAGTCCCACGAATAACTTCGCCATTAGTACCACGACAGCCGATGGACAGAATGCCACAGCAGACTTGGCGGCGTTAAGTATTGGGGATATGATTTATTTCCAGGAAGCCTTACACCCGGCAAACTGGGGAACATACTTAGTAAATTCAGCACCAATCGCCCATGCAACTTGGTTCCAAATCCCAGTTGTAGTGGGCGAATTGCATGGTGGGGCACTGCGAGCAATAGTACAGGACGTACAGGCCAGGTTCCTAGAAGGAACAGGCGGGGGCAGTGCTGGAGTAGACGACAAGAATTACGTACACACGCAAGGTACAATGGCTAAAGTTTGGACAGTGAATCACGCATTAGGCAAGCGCGTAGCAGTTACAGTTGAAGACGGAGCCGGTACAACGATCTACGGGACAGTGAAACACGTCAGTGATAATCAGGTCACTGTTACTTTTGCCGTCAACATGACCGGCAAAGTCTACTGCAACTAGGAGCACACGTGGCTATTACCATGCTGGATGCCGTTGATTTTACCGGCGTCCCCTCACTCCGCTTTGTAATTCCTGTGGTGGGTTCAGACCCAACAGGCTATGAAGCGGGATTTATTTACAACTCTACTACAAAGGAAATTAAGTACCACAATGGTACTGTCTGGGTTGCATTAGGCCCAGCAGGTGCAGGTGGACCGCCTACTGGTGCTGCTGGTGGCGACCTTTCAGGCAGTTATCCCAGCCCTCAGATTGCGGCTGGTGTAATTGTGAACGCTGATGTAAGTGCTTCTGCAGCAATTGCTACTAGTAAAATTGCTGGTTTGGATGCGCAGATCGGACAAAAGGCTGATGCTACGATCATCCTTACTGCCGGTAATGGACTTACTGGTGGTGGTAGTATTAACGCTGACCGCACCTTTAACGTTGTTGGCGATGCCACGCTAAGTGTGGCCGCGGACAGTATCAGCGTGGTGTCGGCCCCGAAGTGGACTACTGCCAGGACGCTTACATTAACTGGTGATGTAACTGGCAGTGCTAGTATTGACGGTAGCGGTGCGGTGTCGTTGGCTACTACGGCTGTGGCTACTGGACCTAAGTTCTACGCTGGCGCTGTCGGGGCTGGAACAGCAGTCCTGATTAACCATGCGCTTAACACACGCGATGTGCAGGTGGAAGTTTATCGAGCCACGACACCCTGGGATACAGTACAGTGCGGAGTGGAGCGAACAGACGTTAACAACGTGACCCTTAAGTTCACGGTGGCTGTCGGGGCTTCTGCGTACCGCGTGGTGGTGACAGGTAAGTAATGGCTACTGAACGATTAGATAACCTTAGACTTGGAACGGCTCAAGTCGGGTACATTTGGAATGGTACTTACGTCGGACTACAGAGTGAACCAATTGCTATTGATGGTTCTGGTGGTGGAGCAATATTGCTAGGTGAAGGCTCTAGCGGTAGTGTTCCTACTTATGTAATTGGTTCAGGTGCAACAGGTGAGGTAAGACTCCGAGCAGGTAATGGTTCGCTTGCTGGTGGCGACTTACGAATGACTACCAGCGGGTTGCTTGTTCCTGGTAAAGTACACCCTGTTGATGTAAATCCCTGGGCTAAGTTTTCTGCATCCGCACGTGCTGTCGCTAACTCCGTGTGGTACGCATTTACGGCTGTAGCCTACAGTTCAACTAGTACAGGTGGTTGGTCGGGTGGCTCCAACATGACGCCTCCCGACCCCGGTTATTACGCCATTACTTGCTGGATGCGTTGCACTGCTTCTGGACGTATGGTGGGTGCTATTACGGCTGGTGGAGACGCACCTAATGGTGTTGATAACTGGCTGTTTGATGCTCGTGTAACAGATGCACAGGGCTATTATGGAGGTACGCGCATCCTTCGTGTAGACACTTACTTCAACTTCTGGGTGTATTGCACACCGGGACTTACAGTTGACCTCCAAGCAGAAGCAGTTAGGGTGGGACGTATATGATCGACTGGACGACTTATAGTGATGAAGAACTCCGTGATGAGCAGATGGCAATTGATGCTGAGATTACACGACGGTTCAATTTAGAGACGATTCCACAGCAAATGGCAGACTTGAATGTGCAATATTTAGATGTAGCAGGTGTAGTTGAGGGTGAGCCTTGGGTCCAACCTATGGGGGCGCATGACGCTTACCCGAAGGATTGGATCGTTACGCATAACGACAGTACGTGGTTAAGTTTACTTGACGCTAACGTGTGGGAGCCTGGGGTGTCGGGTTGGGCTGTCGGGGATGGCGGTGAATGGCCTGCATGGACTCAGCCAACAGGTGCTCACGATGATTACGCAGCCGGAGCGAAGGTGAGTCATTTGGAGTTGCATTGGATTAGCGATGCTGATGGTAACGTCTGGGAGCCGGGGGTTTACGGTTGGACCGAGGCTGATGAATAGACGGCATAACACTATCATCAATATTTCCTATCAGGAGTTTAGTTTTTTCACTCAGCCGCTTCCAGATCTAAAGGGAGCGGCTTGTCATACGTCTAACATAGACCCCGAGATTTACTTTCCGTATCCTAGACGGTACAACCGCAAGGAACTTGCGATTGTTAAAAAGGTTTGTGACAGTTGTCCAGTACAGGTAGAATGCTTAGACTACGCTTTAAAGAATAATGAAGAATGGGGGATTTGGGGTGGATTGACGCCTAAGCAGCGTACCACGCTTAAGAAGAAGAGGAAGTCAGATGCCACGTACTCAGCCTCCCTTGTCGGGGGAAAATTTTTTGAGGCAGATAGGAGAGGAGTTAAAGCGTCAGGCTAAGGCTCCGAACATTAATGGATATCAACCCCACCAAAAGCAAATTGATTTTCACAGTTCCACTGCCAAAACGAGACTTTACGTCGGAGGAAACCGATCTGGTAAAAGTTTTGGCAACGTTGCTGAATGCATCTACTGGCTTACCAAGCGCCATCCGTATCGTAGAATCCCTGTTGGGGACTACGAGTCTACGCGCGGACGTATTAACACAGTTGATTTCGTCAATGGAGCAGACAAGATACTTCTTCCCTTATTTAAGCAACTTATGCCACCTTCATTTCTCATTGATGGATCATGGGATAAGAGTTACCATAGAGCCTCACGAATCCTCACTCTATCCAACGGCTCCTTCATCGAATTTCTCTCATACGAGTCCGACCTGGATAAGTTCTCGGGCACCAGTAGACATTTCGTTTCCTACGACGAAGAGCCACCAGAAGTTATCTACACCGAAAACTTAGCCCGTCTGATTGACACTGGTGGGCACCAGTGGTTCTCTATGACACCTGTCGAGGGAATGTCGTGGGTGTATGATTCTATTTACTTGAAGGGTAAGGAGGGTGATTCTAATTTCCACATTACTGAAATTTCGATGGAAGAAAACCCCTATCTTAATCAGAACGAAGTCTCGTCGTTCCTTGAAGGACTTGACGATAACGAAAAGGAAGCGCGAGGAAAAGGCCGCTTTATCGAAATGGGCGGACTCATTTACAAAAAGTTCGACCCAAAGCCCGGTGGTCTTCACGTACTCGACCGTGAGGGACTTCGATTTCCTAACAACGTACCCATTGGGATTAGCCTCGACCACGGATACAACAACCCTACAGCGGTATTATGGCACGCCCTTCTCCCCGAAGGAAACATCATAACCTTCCACGAGCATTACTTATCGGGGGAGACGGTGAGTTATCATGCCAGACAAATCCACGAATTCAACCGTGCAAACAGGATTGTACCTGCCATTCTTGTTGCCGACCCAAGTATCAAAAACACAGACCCCATTACAGGAACATCTATCCTCCAGGAGTACATCAAGTTTGGTGTACCGTTCATGCTTGCAAACAACGATGTTAAAGCAGGCATCGAACGTACAATCGGATACCTTAAACCGCGCATTGGTGGCAAGCCTATGTGGCAATGCACGCGAGATTGCCGAAATCTTATCAAAGAAATGGGAAGATACAAGTGGAAGACCTACACCAGCAAGAAACTCAATGCCCGATACAACGTCTGGGAAGAACCTCACAAATTAAATGACCACGCATGCGACAGTCTCCGTTACTTCCTTATGTCCCGTCCAAACTTGGATGATGTTTTCTACAATGCCAATTCCCACGAAGACCCTCTCGTCTTCTTTGACGGAATGCCCAAGGTATACACAGGCGACTTCACAGTGCGTGAGTTACGCGCAGATGAGCAACGACATTATTCGCAAAATCGAGAATACGTCAAGGATGGAGACAACGACATGATGGGCGGCCTGTGGTAAGTCCACGGCGCGGGGCTGTCGGGTTTTTTATTTGATTTGCGTTGGCTAATTTTGTATGGTATCCTTTACATGAGAGTGGGTGTATACTTAGATGGTACGGTTTAATTCAGCAGGTAGAATTCAGCCCATTGAAGGCATGTATTTAGTGCATCCTGGGCATTGTTTTCTCTGCGGTAAAGTTCCCGACACCCCGATGGAATACTTCGCTAATATGGGCGTTGAGTTGGAATACTATGGCGCTGCGTATTTATGTCAAGCGTGTTGTGGTGAAGTCGCTGATTTCATTGGTTTTACTCAGCCGGAAATCCACGAGACAGTTCTGGATATGAATAGGCTGTTAGCCGAGAAGAACCGAGAATTACAGAAGTCCCTGAACTTTGCCAAGGAGTTACTCAATGCCCGAATTGACACTGCTGGCAGTAGTCAGTCTGACTTCGATGGGGCTGTTACTGACGCTCTTTTTGAAACTGAACCAAACACAGATTTCATTGATCAAATACTTAACAGAAGCGAATCAGAGTCTTCTTAATCAGGTAAGGTCTACAGATTTAAGTACACTTGCCGGGCTGGAAACAATGACTAGTGGTTCTCGGCCCGACGAAGTTTATCTATCTACTGATGATCGTGAAATGCTGGCTTACCAGGCTGCGCTTGCAAGTAATGCGCAGTTAGGTGAGGTAGAATTTGACGAGGATGACATGGCTAATTTTAGGAGTGGCTTGTGAGCATTGACATGGCTCAGCAAGGTGCTCCGGCAATGCCTGAAATCCTTCAAGCGCTTATGCGACAGAAGGAAGATAAAGCCTTAGTTACGTGGGTTGAAGAACAGTTCAAGAAGTGCAAGCAGTCCCGCAATAACATTGAAGACCAATGGTACTTGAATCTCGCTTTCTATTTTGGTAACCAGTATGTGAAGAAAGCCAACTTAGGTTCCATTGCTGGGCCGACCCGGTTCATGACCCCACAGGCCCCTCCCTGGCGGGTGAGATTAGTCGTGAACCGGGTACGGCCTATCATCCGTACAGAGATTGCAAAACTTACGGCGCAGCGACCAACTGCGTTTGTTGTCCCCGCCTCGGGCGAAGAGCAAGATAAGGCAGCCGCTAGGGCAGCCGAACAAATTTGGAACAGTGCCTATCGTGACTTAGGCATCCACAAAATGCTAAGGCGAACGCTCTGGTGGGGCGTTATTTGCGGAAACGCATTCTTAAAGGAATATTGGGACCCAAGTGCTGAAAAGGGACGTGGCGGCGTCAAATTAGAAGTCGTCAGTCCCTTTCATTTGTTTGTCCCAGATCAGACTGTGGAAGAGTTAGAAGAACAGCCTTTCATTATCCACAGCACAGTTAAAGATGTTAATTACATTGAGCGTACCTACGGCATGACAGTACAGCCGCAGGCGACAGCGCAGGAAGAAATCATCAATGTTAACTACCTTAACATCAATAGTGAAAGCAGTACTAACAAGAAGGATAGTGTTCTCTTACACGAAGTCTGGCTCAAGCCAGGAGGGCATAAGTTATTCCCTCAAGGTGGAATGCTTACCGTTGTCGCAGGTAAAGTAATTCAGAGGATTGACAACTTCCCCTATCCTCATGGTGAGTACCCGTTCGCTAAGTTCGATCATGTTCAGACTGGAAAATTCTATAGCGATAGCGTGGTTACTGATTTAATTCCCTTACAGCGGGAACTGAATAGAACCCGTAGCCAGATCATTGAGGCGAAAAACCTTATGGCTAAGCCTCAATTGATCGCCGCGAAGGGTTCTGTCAACCCGAGGAAGATCACGTCCGAACCTGGACAAGTTATTGAGTACACTCCAGGCTTAGCGCCGCCTACGCCGTTGCCTTTACAGGCACTTCCGGCGTATGTCCTGCAAGAAGTGGACCGCTTAGTTCAGGACATGGACGATGTCTCGGGACAACACGAAATCTCTCGTGGACAGAACCCTTCGCAGGTCACTGCTTATTCTGCACTGAGTTACCTTCAGGAGCAAGATGAGTCTAAACTCGCTGCTTCCGTTGCAAGTGTTGAAGAGTTCATTGAGAAGATTGCTCGTCTTTACCTCAAGTATGTTATATATTTCTGGGATATGCCCAGGACAGTACGTACCGTGGGACGAGACAAAATGGTCTT